TTTTGGATAAACGAAGTAGCCCATTTAAAACTCCTTCCCGTGTTTGTACGGGCGATCGTTGTTGAATTTCATCTTGGCTTCGATGGCCTGAGCAACACGCCAACCACGAGCGTGAGCAAGGTCCATGATGCGGATTACTGCGTCCGCTAACTCGGTCTCCACACTAGAAAATTCTGGCACCTTGGTGTCAGGCGGATTGCCGTGGCGCAGAGCTTCCAGCGCTTCGCTGATTTCGCTGTGAATCAGGCACAGCATCTCGCCGTTGTTGCGCTCGACGCCGTCTTCCCAGAAGCCCTTGGACTTCGCGGTGTGGTGGATGTCCGCAGCGGTGCTGATCCAGCCACGGGTGAACGGCGTGAGCCGGCCCGGGACGCGCGCACCGATCGTGTCGGCGATGAACTGCAGCGACTCGGCCAGCTGGAGCTCACGCTCCGGCGGAATGAAGCCGGAGTTCATCACGTCCGTGCCGCCGAAGTTGATGGAGAACGACACGCCGCCGGCCGGGTCGGGCAGTACGCGGACTTCGGTGTCCGGCTTGCCGTCCGCTTGGAACACGGCACGGGCGACGTTCAAGTTCAGATTCATATTGCAGCTCCTTTGAGAAATGCCTTGCGGCGGTCGGGTGGCATAGCACGGAGCACCTGCTCCAGCTCGTCCACGGAAATAGGGTCTTCGGTCTTGATCAGATAGGGGCCGTAGCAATGGCCGTCGAACCTCGTGCGCAGCCGCAGCATGCTCAGAGAGCTGGCCAGCTTGCGCGCCTTGTCGTTGCGCTTGCCGGTCAGCTTCTCGGCTGCGAGGACACCGATCCACTCGAGGCCCAGCATGTCGGAGACATCGAGCGAAGAGTCGATGACCAGACCGTCTTCAGTGTACTTCACCAGCACGACGAGGCCGTGGCGCAGGACTTCCTGCTCGTCTTCGTCCTCAGTGCTTGGGGTATGAGACGTTCCGGACTGCAGGGTCCCAGCAAGCTCTGCATGTTCCGCAGACACCGCCTTGCTTGTAGGCGGGGCATGTAGGGCTCCCACCCGTCGTGACAGTGGAAGTGTTGGCGAAGGAGACCGGGGCTTGACCATCGATCATTGCTCCTGAGACACGGACGACGAAGTTCGAGGGGAACGCGCCGTGGGTTGAGAGGTACTGCTTCACGACGCGATTCTCGCGCGTCGGAATCCAGAACTTGGTCTCGGGGCACTGGCGCGCTACCTCGACCATGTTCTCGAGGTGCCACATGCCCTGAATGTCCCCGCTGTCGTGCCAGCGGAAGTAGTCGCACTTCCGCTTCTTGATCATGAAGACCATGGCGTCGATCCACTGCGGGTGCTTCAACGAATTGAAGCGGTACTCCTGAGCACGCTGCACGTTGCCGAAGACGTAGCGCCCCTTCAACGCGTAGCAGCCGGAACACACGGAGCCCGGAATCTTCACCAACATCGCGCCAACCGGGCAGTGGCGCGCGGGTATTCCATAGGCGTAGCCGGGCATCTTGGAGGGCTTTCCGAGCTTGCCGGCTACGGCCTCGGCTTCCTTCAGGGTGGCAAAGGCCATGGTCACCTCAGTACACGGTCGGCGACGCTGTCGAACGCGAACTTGATGTTCGGGTACTTCAGCTTCTGGGCACTCAGTGCGATGACCGCACGAGCACAGACGGGGTGAATCGGCGCGAGGGAGACGATCTGCTGCATCAGCTGCGCAGGCTTGATGCCCCGCTTCAGCGAGAACAGATCGAGGTGCTCACTACCCGGAGGCTGGGAGATCATCCAGCCGAGTTGCATCGCTTCCATGTTGTCGTCGTGGCTCCAGCGGCCGCTGGCGGGACTTGTCGGGTCCCAGCCAGCGGCAACGCAGGCCCACAACCACTTCTGCAATGCGGCTACGGCTGCCTCATGCTCCGTTCGAGGAGGGTTTGGCATGGTACGCATGTAATGGCTCCAAAGTTGATACGAGCTGCGGGGATCTCCTCCCCGCAGCTGACACAACAACCATCAAAGTTCGGTGGTTGCTTCGGCAGTTGGCTGATCGCCCTCTTGATCCCTGCCTCCACCTCGGCCCTCATCAGGGTCTCGGCTAGTACGAGCATATCTTCGTTCATATCTCTCCTTACGGACCGTTTCCTTGATCAGGTAGTAACCTAGAATCGAGGTAACGAGGATCCGGTAACTTGCGGTGACAACCTTGGAGGCTTTCACCATTATGTTAGTGATTGACACTTGCTGGCTCCGACTTGTGAAAAGATCCACCGTGCGATTTCGTCCCTCGGCACAATGAGCCCGGAAAGGGTCACGTGGTCGAGCGGACGCATCCACTCCTTGTTCCGGTAGATCACACCACCAGTCGGTGTTCCAAGCACAACCGCTACGTTGCGCCCTTCGTCAAACCTATTGTTGAGCCACCGCTTCTGACGCGGTGTGAGGTCCGGAAGAATCTCTGCGCTTCTCGGAATTCTCTCGATGAACTTGTATTCGATCCACAGATCGCCGCGATCGCCTGAGTACCAGACGTCAGCGGTTCCAGCACGCCAAGGGTTGTTCATCTTCTCGGCGTAGGTCCTCGGGAGGTGGCGATGCACGCTCCCGATGAACCGGTTCTCGGGCTTAGTCGTAGACACGGAGCAGTTCCCTCACGGAGAGTTGAAGCTCCTCGAGAGTACCACTGTTGAACAGACGGGCGTCGGTGTCCTGCATCTCGATACCGTCTTCGCTCGCGTGTGCTTCGACCGCCTTGGCTTCGGGACGGATCACATGGATGATCCGTCCGCCGTGCTTGCGGATCCACGCAGCCTCGTTCTCGAAGCGCACGTCCGAGATGACCATGCCCGGGCCGTTGCGCAGCAGGCGTTGATGGGCCATCACGAGCCACAGGTCGGGGTTGATCAAGTTGCGACCCCACTCGGTACCGAGGGTCTGCATCATCCGCCGAGGGCTGACGCCGAGCGCGGGGATGACGTCCTCCTTGCGCGCCTGCCAGTACGGGTCGTTCATGTCCACGCCCAAGGGTGCGAGCATGGCGCGGATGGGGTCCGCGAAGCTGTACCGGTAGCCGCCAATGGCGGCGATGATGAAGTTGGCGACGGTGTCCTTGCCCGAACGGGCGCGGCCTGCGATACCAATCAGTGGGGCTTGAGGCATGCGAAGATCTCCTGCAGATGGACGGCCTGCGTGATGGCGTCGTCCAACGCGTTGTGGTGGGTACCCTCGCGCACCAGCGGCCTGCGCGGACCGATGCCGAGGTTCTTCATGGTCCGGTAGCAGCGGTTGCGGCTGTAGGACCACGGCTTGCGAAGCCCGAACGCGTCGTACAGGCTGCCGAGGATGATGTTGTCGAAGTCCGCGCCGTTGCCCCAGAGCTCGACATCCCGGTCACCGTTGGCGGCGACGAAGAGGCCGAAGCGGGACAGCGCCTCGACCGTGTTGACGCGCTCCACGCCGTCGGGCGGCGGCACCGAGAACACGCGCTTGGCCAGCACGTCCTGCTGCATCCACCAACGGACGGTGTCGCCCGAAATGGTACGGCCGCGTGCCTGCTGCGCTGCGGTGTCCTCCGTCATCTCGACGTAGAAACGGTCGCCCAGCGCGTTGGTGTGCGGATCGAAAGCCACGGCCCCGATGCTGAGGACGACGGCCGAGGAGGACGTGTCCAGCGTCTCGAGGTCCAGCATGATGTGGTTCACGATGATCTCCTGAAAGAAGAAGCCCGAACACGAGGTCCGGGCTTCTATGGGGTCGCGACGTTGTCGGTTAGACACCCACCGGGGACGGCTCGGCCTTCGGGGCCGGCGGAGGGTTGAGCTTCAACAGCTCGGCCTCGGCGGCGGTGACGGCCTTCTGCGCGGCAGCGATGTCCTTGTCGCTGGCCTTGACGGCCTTCGTGTACTCGCTGTCCAGCGCCTTGCGGGCCTTGTTGACCTCGGCCAGCTTGGCCTTGGCGTTCTTCACGGCGTCCTTGGCGGTGCCGACGGCGGCCTTCTTCTCGGCCGGGGTGAGGATGACGCTCTGCTTACGTGCCATTTCGATACTCCAGATGGTGGTTGTGAGATGTGAGGTGGCTACCAACCGGCGGCTTGAGGGCCCTGTACCTCTGTCCGCTTGGGCTGGTAGCCACCTCGGGCATCGGGGTTTCCCCCGATAGTGGTGGGATGCCTAGGAGTCGAACCTAGCGAGCCGTTAAGCCCCGGATTTACAGTCCGGGCCAGCGCCCATCTGGTAACACATCCCGTGTACGTGCAGGAGTCGCACCTGCTGGTGTCTGGGTATCGGCACACACCTGCGCCGCTCTGCAGGAGACGGTTACCGCGTACGACGACCGACCGGCGCGCCGCGACCACTGGCCTTGGGGGCAGTGTACTGCGTCACGTCGGGTTCGGCCGTCAGGCGCTGGTTGGCTTCCTCGCGGCGGGACATGAACGTGCCCAGCTCCTTGCCCTGCAGCGGACGCACCACGTTGAAGCGCGGCGACGCGAAGGTGTTGCCCGGGTCGAGCGAGACCTGCGTGATCACGCCAACCGGCACGGTCTTGTGCTTGGCCGAGAGCGTGTGGACGTAGGAGTCGAACGCCTTGAGCGAGGTCGGCGGGACCGACAGGATCCAGATCGGAGCTTCCTCCTTCGGATTGTCGAGAGCCGACGCCGGCATCAGCGCCAGCAAGCGGGTGTTCTTGCACGCCTTGCCCTTGCCGTTGGACGAGGAGCCAAACTGGTTGTTGGGGCAGGACGAGCAGGTTTCGGCCTGCTTGTTCGGGCTGTTGGGGCTGGGAACGAGGAGCGAAGGCTCGGGACCGATCGCGAAGCAGCCCGGGGGCTGGGGGTTGTCGCGGTCGAACGGGCCGTCGTAGAACAGGTTGCTGGACACGAAGTCAACGATCACGACTTCGAGGGTTTCGCCTTCCATCCCGTCGGGGGTGATGAACGCACGGTTGGCGTTGAAGCGGATGCGGTCACCGGTGGGCGCGGCAATGCGCTTCGCGATTTCCGACGCCTCCTTGGCGAGCTGCTCCTCGTAGTTGACGGGCAGGTTGGCTTTGGCGCGGGTGGTTGCCATATTTGATTCTCTCCTAGACAGAACGGATGTTCAGCTTGCGCTGGGTGAACGGGACCACTCCCGGGATCTTACCCTTGGTCTCCAGCAGCTCGCGGCAGCCGGTGACCGACGGACGACGTTCCAGCAAGTGGTAGTACTTGTAGCGGTGGATGTACGCGTAGAAGGCGTCCCAGTTGTCGACCGAGGGCTTCACGGAGGTGGTGATGGAAACCGTCGCGGCATTGCCGGTCGACTTCGTCACCCCTTCCTTGTCCATCTGGTCGATGAGCTGGTTCTCCAACTCGTCCATCTGCCCCGACAGCTGCTTGATCTGCTCCTCGAGTGCGCGCTTCTGCTCTCGAAGGGCGTGCAGCTGGTCAATCTTAACACCAATTGTGCTCATGTGATATAGCTCCTGATCAGGTTTTCCAGCACTTGGGGCACGGCGTCTTGGAGACGAAGAACCCCTGCCGGGTGGTGGTGAATCCCTTGCCGCCACAGTCCGGGCAGACCCGGTTCTGGAGGGCTGCGTAGGCGTCCTGCACGGCTTGGAACGCTTCGGACGAGCCGCCGCGATCCGGGTGGTGCTTCATGGCGGCCCGCTTGTAGGCGGCCCGAATCTCGTCGTCGGTGGCCTCGGGCTGTACGCCGAGGACTTCGTATGGTGTGCTCATACGGATGCCCTGTGCTTGCGCTTCAGGACGCGAACGTACTCCGTGGAGACGCCGTAGAGAGTGGCGAGCTCAGATGGGGTGAGTGTGGATATGGCTATGTCGAATCGTTGCGCCGGTGAGAGCTTCCCACGCTGAGTACCGGCCGCGATGCGATCTGCGCAGTTCTCTTTGTCCGCCCCAACATATAGATGCAGCGGGTTTACGCACCGCTTGTTGTTGCAGCGGTGCAACACATGCCCGCCGGCGGGGATATCTCCGTAGAACAGCTCGTAGCTCTTGCGATGCGCGCGTACCCATCCCTCGGCTACGGACAAGTTGAACTGTGCGTAGCCCTCCGGAAGGATGTAACCGGTCCAATTCCAGCAGCCGGACTCGCTATCTACCTGCATGTTCTCTATCAAGCGGAGGTGTAGAGTTTTCTTTGCTACAGTCATAATGACCCCATGTCATGGTTACTTACTGTAGTTTACGTCCCATCCACCTTCCGCAGCAAGTGGAAGCCCCGGAGCCCAGTCCGGAGGGGTGGACATCACCTTCAGCATGTCGGCCAAGCACTTGTCGGCACCCTTATGCTTGGCGACCACGACAATTTCGTCATGGGTCGAAGTAACTACGCGGTAGCGCTTGGAGATCTCGAGCATCTGGTCCGCGATGATGCAGCGGGCCAGCGCCTGCACCACGTTCTCGGTGAGCAGCCCGCCGTAGATCTTGCTGCGCCCTTGACGGGTCAGGTACGTGGCCTCGTTCACCACGAGGTCGTCGTGGCGCACTTCAGCCTCGCCATGCAGTCCGTAGTACTGCAGGAACAGACCACTGGGGAGCTGGATGTAGCCCTTGCCGTAGGTCAGCGGACCGAACTCGCCAGAGGTACCGGTGAGCATGGATGCGATGATGCCGTCCATGATCTTCCACAGGTTCTTGATCTTGTAGTTACGCGAGCGGTAGATATTGACGATACGGCGGCACTCCTCCAACGAGATGTCGACCGGCGGGCCCATGGTGCCCTGTTTGAGCGTCTGCTGGAGCTTGTTCGGCCCCATGCCGTAGCCCAGACCTAGCACGCAGATCTTGCCAATGAAGCGCTGGTCCTTGGTGACCTGCTCCACGGGAATGCCGTAGATGGCCGAGGCCATGAGCTTGTACACGTCGTCCTTGTTGGCGAAGGCGTTGACGATGTCCATCTGCTGAGCAAGCCACGCGAGGACACGGGCTTCGATCTGCGCCGAGTCGGCCACGACGATGACGTGCCCCTTGGGGGCCAGAATCGAGCGGCGGAGTTCACCACCGCGCTTCAGGTTCTGCAGGTTCATCTTGTTGCCGCCCGACCACCGGTGGGTGTGCGCGCCGGAATAGTTGAGCAGGATCGGCAGCTTCATGCCGTTCTTACCGGCTTCGAGGAACCGAGCAGCGCGGGTCTCACCGATCGTCGACTTCACCTTGAGGCGCGCCTCGGCCAGTGCTACGACATTCTTGTTGGGGTGCCGCAGCAGCTGCTGGAAGTCGAGATCGGACTTGGCGAAGGCGTAGGTCGGCTTGCCCGTCGATGGGCTGGTCTTCATTGGCGGGTTGACGCCCTCGCGCTTGAGC